CCGAAGGGCGGTCTGAACGCCAAAGGCCGCGCCTCCTACAATCGCGAGACGGGTGGCAATCTAAAGCCGCCCGCTCCGAAGCCAAAGACGAAGAAGGACGCCGCGAGGCGAAAGTCTTTCTGCTCTCGCATGGAAGGCATGAAGAAGAAGCTTACTTCAGCCAAGACAGCGAAAGATCCGAACAGCCGTATAAACAAGAGCCTTAGAGCATGGAACTGCTGATATGAGTAGCGACGTAAAAAGCATAGCTGACGCCGCCGCTGCGGCTACCGCAGTTGGCACAGTGATGGAGGTCATCCCTTCTATCGCTGGTGTTTTTACTATTGTTTGGCTTGGTATCCGTATTTGGGAAAGTGATACGGTGCAGGGTTTAGTTGGCAAAATTAGGAAGAAAGATGCCAGCGAAGAGTAAAGCCCAACAAAAGCTCATGATGGCTGCGGCGCATAACAGGGCTTTTGCTAAAAAAGTCGGGGTGCCGCAAAGCGTAGCCAAGGAGTTTATTGGGAAAAGCAAGGGCGGCTCGGTCAATCGCATTGGTCGAGCTGTGATGCCTTCTCGCCGCGATCCTGACATTGGCAAAATGATTAAGCAGGTGAAAGTGCCTACTAAGAAACGGAGAACGTAGATGGCTACTTCAGGGACGGCTACGTTTAATTTAGACTTTGACGATATTATTGAAGAGGCATATGAGCGGTGTGGCTTAGAGACCCGTACGGGCTACGATATGCGCACAGCTCGTCGTTCCCTGAGTATTATGTTGATGGAATGGGCCAATAGGGGGCTGAATCTGTGGACTATTGAGCAGCGCTCGGTTACCTTGGTTGCGGGCACAAACAGCTATAACTTGCCGCAGGATACCGTTAATATCTTGTCCGCTGTTGTAAGAACAGGCTCAGGCTCTACCCAACAGGATATTACTCTTGACCGCATAAGCCAAAACGAATACTTACATTTACCTGACAAAAATACGCAGGCTCGTCCCGCTCAGTACTTCCTGCAGCGCACTACGACGCCGGTTTTATTTGTATATCCTGCCCCCGATGCTTCCAGCACCTACACTTTTCAGTATTACGCAGTGCGGCGTATTGAGGATGTTGGAGCATTCACTAATACAGCGGATGTAGTATTTCGTTTCATGCCCTGTTTAGTTGCAGGGCTTGCTTACCATATTGCCTTGAAAAAGGCTCCAGACCGCATAGTTGTGCTAAAACAGCTATATGAGGAGGAGTTTGCTAGGGCGGCTATGGAAGATAGGGATACGGCTAGTGTCTATTTGACGCCTGAGATAAGTGTAGGGTAAGGCATGGGCAGCGGCTTTGCTCTTGGCAAAAACGCCCTTGCAATATGCGACAGGTGTGGCCTCCAGTATAGATTCCTTGATTTAAAAAAGGAATGGACCGGTTTTAAGACCTGTCCAGAGTGCTACGAGCCAAAACACCCTCAGCTTGAGCCAAAGCGTAATATTAGCGATGCTATAGCGCTACGTGATCCAAGACCAGACCAGCCCACCGTCTTGGACGTATATGTGGGGGCTCCTGCTGATTCAGCTTTCTTGAGCATTGGCATGCAACCTGTCCCCTTGAATAAACCGCTGGTGTCGGCGATAATGCTAGGGACCGTCACGGTCACAACGGGGTGAAGTGCTTTGAATTACTCTGAACTCACTACAGCTATTCAGGACTATACGGAAAATACGTTTACGTCCACGCAGCTTGCTACTTTTGTAGAACAGGCTGAACAGCGTATTTTCAACATGGTCCAGTTCCCGTCGTTGCGCAAAAATGTGACGGGCACTACTACTGCAAGCAATCGGTATCTTGGATGCCCGACGGACTTTTTGTCGGTGTATTCAATGTCCTTGGACACCGGTTCGGGGTCTTTTGAGTTTTTGCTGGACAAGGACGTAAACTTCATTCGTCAGGTGTATCCCAATCCGTCGTCCACCGGCACCCCAAAATATTATGCTTTGTTTGGTCCTCAGTTTGGGGATGAAAAGGAGCTGTCCTTTATCTTAGGGCCTACGCCTGATGCCAACTATTCGGTTGAGCTGCATTATTTCTACTACCCCGAGTCGATCACAACTGCTGCTTCTGGTCAGTCTTGGTTAGGCGATAATTTTGATCCAGTTCTGCTTTATGGCTCCTTAGTAGAGGCATATACCTTTATGAAGGGCGAAGCAGACTTGTTGAATTTGTATAACGGCAAGTTTAGCGAAGCATTGCAGATGGCTAAACGTCTTGGTGATGGCTTGGAGAAGCAGGATGCTTACCGTTCAGGCCAACCAAAAGTACCTGTGAATTGAGGTAAAAGATGGCCCTAACTCAATCAGTCGCTACAAGTTTTAAGGTCGAGTTGATGAACGCAGTTCACAACTTCACCAGTGACACGTTCAAAATTGCCTTGTACACCTCTTCTGCCACATTGGACCAAACTGTAACCTCGTATAGCGCTACCAATGAAGTGAGCGGCACGGGGTACACGGCTGGCGGAAACACCTTGTCTGTTTCTGTGGTTCCGACTTCAGCTAATAATTCTTCGGGTATTGGCACTGCTTATATCTCGTTCAGCAACACGACATGGCCCGGGAGTACGATTACTGCCCGTGGCGCACTTATCTACAACAGCAGCAAAGCCAATCGTGCCGTTGCTGTTTTAGATTTTGGGGCCGATAAGGCTACTTCAAACGACACGTTCGCGGTCAATTTCCCGACTGCTGATGCCAATTTCGCCATCGTGCGGATTTCTTAACAGGAGTTCAATATGTACTCAGAGCATAACAAAGCCGCCGATACCACTGATGCGGGTTTGATTCGTAATACTCAAGCTGCGGAGCGGATGGGCGCAGGCGGTGTTTTCACCGTCAAATGCCACGATGCTGAAGGCAATTTGAAGTGGGAAGATTCGTTCCATAACCTTGTAGTCAATGTTGGCCTAAAGGACATGAACGACAAGTATTTCAGCGGTTCAAGCTATACCGCTGCATGGTACTTGGGTCTTGTGGATAACGCCGGTTTTTCTGCTTATGCTGCAGGGGACACCTTGGCTTCTCATGCAGGTTGGGCAGAGGAGTCCTCGTATTCTGGCAACCGTCCAGCGGTGACGTTTGGTTCGGCTACCACTGCTGATCCTTCGGTTATCACCAACTCTGCCTCGCCGTCGTCATTTACCATGACTGGCAGTGCGACCATTCGTGGGGCGTTTTTGGCTAGTGCAGCTACGGGCACCTCGGGTGTTTTGTTTTCAGCGGGTGACTTTACGGGCGGCAGCAAGACGGTTGCAAACGGCGATACGTTGAGCGTCACCTACACCTTCTCGCTTGATGCGGCATAAGGGGTAATTTATGGCAGCTCAATTTACCAGAGGCCAAACGGTCCAATATAACGGCGTGATGCCGGTTGGACCTGTGCTGGGTTTCCGCATGGAAGAGGATGGAACCATCTTCTGCCTGATTGAATGGACGGATGCTAACGGCAACACTCAACAACGCTGGTTTCCAGAGAGTGAACTGATCGCCGTTTCTTAAGCTAAAAGGAGGGTTTGGTGTTAGGAATAGCCCCGTTTTCAGCAGCGCCATTCTCCTCTTTAGCGGGGAATACGTTTACTGCTGACATCTCAGAGTCTGTGTCCGCTACGGCGGCTCAGGCTGTGTCGGCTATTTTTGCGCCATCCATTTCTGAAACAGTAAGCGCCTCAGTGACTCAGGCGGTGCAGGCAGATTTTGTTGCTGCCTTGTCTGAGACCGCGACAGGTTCGGATAGCTTAGCCGCTACGGCTGACTTTGTTGCTGCTTTGTCAGAGCTTGTTTCTGGCACGGCCACTTTTTCTGCTCAAGCAGATTTTGTATCGGCTTTTGCTGATTCTGCATCGGCCTCTTCTTCTGAAGCTGCTTCCGTTAATTTTGTTGCTGCATTGGCAGAAGCGTCTACAGGCAGCGATGCTCAGACAGTTTCGGTGGTGTTTAGTGCCGAGGCTGCTGAGTCTGTTTCTGGGGATGACATACCGACGGCCACGGCGGACTTTATTGTGGCGCTGTCTGAATCGGTTACGGCTCAGGATGTCATATCTGCGGTAGCTACCTTTATTGGGAGTCTGAACGAGAGTGTGGCGTCAGACGCCACATTTGCCTGTACTGCTGCTTTTGTTGGTTTGGTATCAGAAAGCGCTACGGGTTCTGATGCCTTTACTGGTGGATTTTTGGCTGTTGCGAATCAAGATGAAAGTGCGGATGCTTCAACAACGCAGACTGTAGCAGCCACCATAAATGCTGCTAGGTCGGAAGAAGCGGACGCTTCGTCTACTTTTAGTGTCATAAAGACGGTCAACAGCAACGTCACTGGTGTTCAATTGACTGTGAATCTTGGGACGATACTAATTTGGGCGCAGATTGATGATAATCAATCGCCAAATTGGGTGCAGATTGATGATACGCAGTCTTCTGGCTGGGTACAGATTGACGATAGTCAGACCCCGGGCTGGTCATAAGGATACAAAATGGCTTTCGTATTAGCTGATCGGGTAAAGGAAACCACTGCTACCACGGGGACGGGCACGGTTACATTGGCTGGAGCTTCGTCCGGCTATCAGTCGTTTTCGGCCATCGGTGATGGAAATGTTACCTATTACACCATTGTTGACCCGGTTGCCGGGGATTGGGAAGTGGGCATTGGAACGTACACCGCCTCTGGTACTACGTTGTCTAGGGATACCGTTTTAGACTCTAGCAATTCGGGGTCGGCGGTCAATTTTGGGTCGGGCAGTAAGGACGTTTTTGTCACTTACCCGGCAGGGCGTTCGGTTGTAGGTGGCATGGGCTATATTGAGAACAAGGCCACGGTGACTGAATCTTCAACAATCAATACTGGGCATAACGCTATTAGCGGCGGGCCGGTGACCTTGGATAGTGGGGTTACGGTAACGGTGCCTAGTGGAAGTGTGTGGACTATTGTATGAGTCTGTTGTACCATATGCAGGGCGGATGCCCATTTTTAGGGGGTAAAAATGGCTTATACCAGTAGCCTCAGGCTAGAACTTCCAGTAACCGGCACTTTGTCGGGTACGTGGGGTGATCGCGTCAATGAGGGTATTACCAAGCTGCTTGATGCGTCGGTAGCTGGCACTGCTGCGGTTACCCATGATGATTCGGCAAATTACACGCTAACGTCTAATAATGCTGCGTCAGATGAAGCGCGGCAGATGTTTTTGAACATTGGCGGCACCCTTACGGCAGCTCGTAATGTGGTATGCCCTTCGGTATCTAAACTGTATTTTGTTAAAAACGCCACTTCTGGCGGGTTTGCTGTAACACTTAAGACTTCAGCAGGAACCGGGATCACTGTTCCTAATGGTGACATTGCGGTTTTGTACTGTGATGGAACGAATGTTGTCAATGCCATATCCAACTTTACGGCGCTTAATATAGCCAGCGCCAATATTGATGGTGGGACGATTGATGGCACTGTTATTGGCGGAACCACCCCGGCTGCGGTCACTACATCGTCTTTGACTGCCACTACGGCCAATATTGATGGTGGAACGATTGATGGCACGACGATTGGCGGGTCTTCGGCTGCTGCAGCTACGGTCACTGTTCTGACGGCTACGTCGGATTCGACTTTTAGCTCAACGGGGGCCGTAAAGATTTCTTCTGGCACCACGGCTGAACGTCCTACCCCTGCTTCTGGTCAGATCCGATTTAATTCGGATGATGCTAAATTTGAGGGGTATGACGGATCGGCATGGGGCCAACTGGGCGGAGGCGCAACCGGCGGCGGTGGAGACGCTGTGTTCGTTGAGAACGACCAAACCGTAACCACCAACTACACCATCCCGGCAAACAAGAACGCGATGTCCACCGGGCCTGTCACAATTAACTCAGGCGTCACTGTCACTGTTCCGACAGGTAGCCGCTACGTTGTAATCTAAGGGGTAGATATGAGTATAGTTTTAAATGGAACGACAGGGATTACCTCAACAGTCATTACTGAGACTTCTGATGGCAACGTAGGAATTGGCACGAGTTCTCCTATACGTAAACTTACTGTATCTCAAGCTGGTACTGCTGAATTTGTCCTTCAAGACACTACTCGTGCAGTAGATGGTAGAAACTTTCGTATATTTTACGACAACGGCGGTCTTGCTTTTGGGACACTGAATGACGCTGGTACTGCTGGCACCGAACGCATGAGCATCGACTCCGCAGGTCGGGTCACGATGCCGTATCAGCCAGCTTTTTTAGCAACCTGCAATACAGGAAATGTTTTTGCTGTAAATGATATAGTGTTTAATTCCGTTATTACAAATATAGGCGGTCATTATAACTCGTCAACTGGGGTATTTACTGCTCCAGTTGCAGGTATGTATCAGTTCAATCATGTTGGTCTTAGTATGAATACTGGTAGTTCATTGACGATTGCTTTTAAGATTAACGCAACTATTACGCAATGGATGTATTCTAACGGGGCAACCGATTATAGAAACGCTTGTTTTTCTACGGCAGTCTATCTTTCAGCAAATGATACTGTAAAACTAACAGTCACAACTGGTACTTTATACGCTCTTGGTGATGGTGGCAACCCAAGGTTTTCAGGCTTCTTAATCGGCTAACTCAAAGGAAAAATTATGACAACTTACACAATTACTCTCAGCGATGCCGAAGACAAAGCACTTCATGTCGTCGCCATGTCAGCTCAAGACTGGATTGACAACGCAGTACACGAGCGTTGCCGCCTTGCTATCGAAGAAATCGTAGCGGCTGAAGTCCAACGCAAACTAGCCGCTGGTGAATCAATCACTGGCTCTAAGAACGACATCGTTATGGCGGCTAACGTGGAATCTGCGGCAGAACGTCAGGCTCGCATGGAAGCTGAACAAGCGGCACGGCTGGCAGAAGCTGGAGGCGCGTAATGTCTAAAGTAGCAATTCAGGGCAACGCCAGCGGAACGGGTACAGTTACCCTAGCAGCGCCCAACACCAACACCGACTACACGGTCAACCTGCCAAGCGATAGCATTGCCACGCTGACTGATGGCGCTACCATCACGCCCGACTTTGCTACGAACAACAACTTCACCGTGACGCTTGGTGGCAACCGCACGATGGCAAACCCGTCCAACCTACAGGCTGGGCAGAGTGGCAGCATCTTCATTGTGCAAGACGCAACGGGTAGCCGCACCCTGTCGTGGGGCAGCTACTGGGATTTTGTTGGCGGCACGGCTCCTACGCTGACAACCACAGCTAATGCGGTTGACCGGGTTGACTATGTGGTGCGTAGCACTACATCCATTCACACAGTTTGGACAGGCGACTATTCGTGAAGTTTTATAACAACAAGGCATTGGCTGGGGCGTCTGCTCCAACGGCGTACACCATTGACCGCAGTCTGCGCTTGCGTTCTAGTGCGTCGGCTTATTTGAGTCGGACACCTGCGTCTGCTGGAAACCGCAAGACTTGGACATATAGCATTTGGTTTAAATATGCTGGGGTTAGTACTCAGCAGATGCTTGGCGGAGCTGGAACCAGCGGCAACGAAATATACATTCAATTTCTCAGTACTGGCGAATTACAGTTAAGGCAATTAAATAGCAGTACGCAAACAATGTTGCTGCAAACAAGTCAGGTGTTTCGTGACCCCTCGGCTTGGTATCACATAGTTATTGAGGTCGATACGACACAAGCGACATCATCTGACCGTATTAAAATTTATATCAACGGGTCTCAGATTACCGCTTTTTCAACGGCAAGTTATTATTCATTAAATTACGACAGTCACATTAATAACAATGTTGCCCATTACTTTGGCAGACGACCATCATCAGGTAGCTTATATTTCGACGGCTACCTAACCGAAATCAACTTTGTTGACGGTCAAGCCCTAGACCCCACATCCTTTGGCGAATACAACTCAGACACCGGGGTATGGCAACCAAAGAAATACACCGGGACGTATGGCACGAACGGGTTCTACTTGAACTTCAGCGACAACACCAGCACGACCACGCTGGGCTATGACACCAGCGGCAACGGCAACAACTGGACGGCTAACAACATCTCTGTCACCGCAGGTTCCACCTACGACTCCATGACCGATGTTCCCACGCTGACGAGTGAGGATGCGGCGAACTTTGCTACGTTGAATCCGCTTGATAAGTATTCATCAACAATTGGTACATCTGAAGCAA